TTTGGTAACATCGTCAAGTATGCAGAGCGTATGTCGCCCGAGTTCTCAGTCCTATGTGTCTCGTATGCTAGTCGTAAGAATCCCGACCTTGCATCACATGAGGCATTCACTAAGTGGGCAATCGCTCACCAAGATGTTTTATTTTAGAGGAGGTAACTATGAAACTAAGTGATAAAGCGTTGTTAGTTCAGTTGGGTATATCCCAATGGACTGCAAGAAAGTACGACAAGAGAGCCACCGAACAGGTGGCTCAACAGAATGGTAGTGCAACACAAGCAGGTAGATACAACAAGTCGTTGTTACCTATGAATGATGCACTCAATAACATACATCAGAAGTCTACTCTGATTCGTAAGAAGTTCTATGCGAACACCTTACCTTGGGGTATCGAAGGCACGATGATGTTACCATCTGCTAACTACCTAAACTTTATGACCGAGTTTAGGAAAGAGAAGGGTGACTGGCAATCACTTGTAGATACATTCTACCAAGAGTATCCGAGACTGCATGCAGATGCACAGAGATTCCTTGGTTCTTTGTACAACAAGGCTGACTACCCTGCACTCCATGATATCCAACGTAAGTTTAGTATGGACATGGCTGTGTTTCCAGTACCATCGAATGACTTCCGAGTGAGTATCGGTGATGCTGAGTTGGCTAAGATACAGCAAGATGTTGAGGCACGAGTTGAGAACTCTGCCCAACAAGCTATGCAGGAGGCTTGGCAGAGATTGTATGACCGAGTCAAACACATGGCTGAGAAACTTGCCGACCCTAAGTCTGTGTTCAGAGACACATTGGTAGAGAATACCAAGGAAGTCTGTTCAATACTTAGTCGGCTTAACTTTGCTGACGACCCAAACTTGGAGGCTATGCGTCAACAAGTTGAGGGGAGTTTAGCTAACAACCACCCTGAATCTTTGCGTAATGACCCCGACCTCAGACGTACTAAGGCTGAAGAGGCTAAGGCTATTATGGATAAGATGGGTGCATTTATGGGAGGTAATTAATGGAACTAGAAAGACGTATCGCTAAGGCAAAGACGGCACTCATACTTGAGCATCCGTTCTTTGGTAACTTGGCTATGAACATGCCCTTTGAATTATCAGAGGACATTCCAACTGCGGCTACCAATGGCGAGAGGGTGTTGTTTAACCCTAGCTTTTGTGAGTCCAAGAGTGATGAGGAACTTCTGTTCCTCGTTGCTCACGAGGTGTGTCATCCAATGTTTGAACACATCTTTCGTAAGGGTGACAGAGACCACAAGCGATGGAACTATGCAGGTGATGCTGTGATTAATCCAATGCTACAAGACGAGGGCATTGGTAAGTTCATCGAAGGTGGTGTCATGGACAGAGACCTACTCAAACGAGGTGGTGGTACTACCGATGGTGTCTACAACTTGTTGCCACCTATGCCCGAAGATGGTGATGGTGGGTATGGCGATGGTATGAAACCATACGATGACATCGAAGATGCAGGGGAGGGTTCTTCTCCTGCTGAGATTGAGCAGAAGAAAGCTGACTGGAAAGTTAAGGTAGCACAAGCGGCTCAGTCTGCAAAGATGATGGGTAAACTATCGGCAGGACTTGAACGATTCGTTGGTGACTTGATGAAACCAAGAGTGAATTGGAAAGATGTCATGCAAAGGTTTCTTGTCAAGCAACGAACAGATACTAGGACTTGGGCGAGACCTAACAGAAGGTTCTTGTCACAAGATATGTATCTACCGAGTGTATCGGGTGAGGCTCTAGGTGAACTATGCTTTGCTATCGACACATCGGGTTCGATTGGTGAGGAGGAACTCACTCAGTTTGCGAGTGAGATTATTAAAGTCTACCAAGACTTATCTCCTACCAAGATACACATCATCTACTTTGATTCCGAAGTCTGTCACTATGACTGCTTTGAAGATGATGAGCCAGTCATATCACCACATGGTGGAGGTGGTACTGCTTTCAGTCCTATCTTCAGATACATGCAAGACAAGGACATTGATCCTGTCTGCTGTGTTGTACTCACAGACCTGTGTTGTAACGACTTTGGTGATGAACCTGCGTATCCAGTCCTATGGGTATCCAACGAGAAGGGCGATGCACCTTGGGGTGAGATTGTCTACATGGAGGGGGTAGCTAATGACTGACCAAGAAGTACACAAAGCCTTTGAGTATGCAAGTAAGGAGATACTTGATGGCTATATGTTTATGCACCAAGCCAATGGGTATCTCTATTTTAAACACAAGGTAACTAGAGATTATATAGAGATACCGGATTGGACAATCACTAACCCACAAGGAGGTAACAATGGGTAAAGTTAAGGAACTCTGCATTGATGCAGAGACAATGTTGGTTGAATGCTTAGATGAACTAGGCATGACCAACGACCAAGCGTTCGAGAAGATACGCAAGGAACTAGGTACTATGGCAGAACAACATGCTCGTAGTTTAAGTAANGANTGGAACAAAGGAGAAAGCACATGGCAACAGTAAGATTTTCAGACCAACTGAAAACAGATATCGAGAACAATGCGAAGGCTATGTTCAGAGATAGTATACGAGAGGCAGAGAAGAACTACCCTATGGAATGGGCGAAGAAACTGTATGACAGTTTGTTCTCAGCAGACATCCAAGCAAAGATGAATGCTCTACCCACAGGGTTCTTTGATACGATTGAAAGCCTACCATTGACTGGGTTCAAAGATGCACCCGAAGATGTGTGGCAATCAGCAAATTGTAAGATGTCCGTATGGAAGAATGTAAGTTTGCACTTACAACTACCAAGTCCACTACGATTCCCACCTAAGTCTACATGGCAGAAGGCAGGAGATTGTGGTTACTACATGGACTACAATCGTAACGAGATAGACTTTGGTAACGATAAGTTTGATTGGTTACACGAGCCATTCAAGAAGTATACGCAAGGTATCTTTGAGGCAAACAAAAAAGCTAATGATTTTGTGGAGGGTGTTAGGCAGATAACGACTAGCTATACGACACTAGCACCTGCTCTCAAAGCATGGCAACCCTTGTGGGATTTGCTACCCGATGAGGCTAAGGAACGACACAAGAAGATTACTGAAAGACCAAAGGCTAAGACATCAGAAGAACTTGGCGTGGACTTAAACAGTATGACTGCGGCTGTAACATTTAATAAACTAACAAGAAAGTAGAGGTAATTATGGAAGATACTATAACAAAACAAGAAGTCATTGACTTCATTGTAAAGAAGTCGAAAGACAATAGCCAATACAACACTTGGTTTGACAACAACAATGGTGGTCGAAGGCTTGATAACTACGATGACTTTGCAAGGGAGTTTGCAAGGTGTCGTGACCCAAAGAAAGGTAGGAAGATATCTGCTAGCTTTCGATTGTTCAAGGAACACACAGACGAACATGTTGGTGTAACTTACACTATGCACATTGAAGGGTACGGAAGTAAACCATTCATGCGTATAACACCTGACAACTTAGTGGAGTTTGTATGTACACCCGAGGAAGTCTGGAGGCACTCACAATCGTTAGTGTCCTCTTGCTATCGTTGGATGCCATTCAACATTGAGAGACACAAGAAAGGTTTGTATCGAATCAATCATGTCAAGACTGTTAACAAGAATGTAATTGAGGGTGCAACTACTAAGTATCAAAGGCTACTTGAGATGGCTCATGCTCTACCGAATGATGCTGATGAGCATACCATGAAAGACTTAAAGGACAAGGCTTGGTATGGTAGTTATGCTTTGTTCAGCGAGGCTATGCGAGAGTCACCTGCATTCTTTCAAGGGTTGAAGTTCAACATACTTACTGGCGAGTGTCTCAATCGTAGACCCGATGATAAGTTTGTGGAGAAACCCGAAGAACGTAAAGTGTGGAGACAGGCACTAGCTAAGTTCAAGCGAGGTATCAAGGCAAGAGCAAGGGTTCGTGCCTTTGATCCATTGGTTGAGAAAGTGTGGGCAGACAGAGAAGGGCAGAGTATGTACCACCACAAGCAACCCGATTGGTCTAGCAAGGCTTGGCTTGATTTGCTTGAGCATTCAATACGCAACAACGAGTTCTCAAAAGAATTGTTGTTGGGGTTCTGTGCTACACCACCGAGTGGATACTACCAACAATCAAAACCTACGAGCAAGGAAGTGTTCGATGGTGTCCATAAAATACTAACAGATATGTCTACCGAATTGCGTAGGAGATTCAATGTCTTTGAGAAAGAAGGGCATGATGAGAAACGAGGTGATAAGTATACATCGTATCACCATGAGGGTGGCATGAAAATTGAGGAGGTAACTAAATTATGACAGTAATAGCTTGGGATGGAAAGACCCTTGCGACTGACAGAATGGCTAACGATGGCTCTCAGAAATGGGAGTCATCAAAGGCTTGGTATGACACGAGCGAGGGAGAAGTTGTTATCATTACAGGTGTAGGTCTACTAGCTTACATCAAACAACTATCGGAATGGTATACTAAAGGTCTACCTGTAATGCCCGATGTAGCACCTAGCATGGCACAACTTATTGTGGTGAAGAAAGATGGACTGTATGAATTACAATACAACCAACTTATCAAACGAGATATGTACTGTGCCTTTGGAGATGGTAAGGACATAGCTATAGGTGCGTTGGCTATGGGTGCATCGGCAGGTCAAGCAGTTAACATTTGTAATCAACACTCTTTACATTGTGGTAAAGGTGTGGAATTATATACTTTACATGGAGGTAACGATGAAGAAAAAGAATGTTGAATACAAAAGAGGTAGGATACTAAAGAAAGCAGACAAGCTGACATCGGTGGACAGACAAGATGACCACGGAGACTTTGCTGATAATGCTAGAGTTACAGCAGAGTTGTGGACTACATACAAGGGGGTTGAGTTTAACCCCCACGATGTACCGATTATGCTAGCCTTACTAAAGATAGCTAGGATAAAGCAGAACCCTAAACATGTTGATAACTATGTGGACATGTGTGGCTATGGTGCATTAGCAGGAGAACAAGTTCCTACTATAAACAAAGGGGGGTCAAGATGAGGGTAATTACTATTGACTTTGAAACATATTATAGTCGTGAGTTTTCCCTATCTAAGATGACTACTGAAGCCTACGTTAGAGACCCAAGGTTTGAGGTCATAGGTGTAGGTGTAAAGGTAGATGATAACCCACCCGATTGGTATAGTGGAGACGATGTTGGTAAGTTTCTAAACTCGTTAGACTATTCGGAAGATGCTATCCTTGCACACAATACTGTGTTCGATGGTGCAATCCTATCTTGGTTGTATGGTATCAAGCCTAAGTTTTGGTTAGATACTTTATCTATGGCTAGACCTTATCATCACTCTACTGTGGGAGGTTCTCTCAAGGCTCTATCAAACTTCTATAAACTCGGACAGAAAGGGGATGAAGTTGTACAAGCATTGGGTAAGAAACGTAAGGACTTCTCACCACAAGAACTTGACAGGTATGCTGACTACTGTTTGCAGGATGTAAACTTAACATACAAACTATACAAGAAACTTAGACCTAAAGTACCTGTGTCTGAGTTAATGATTATTGACCAAACAATTCGTATGTATACTCAGCCTACTATTGTATTGGACAGGGAGGTTCTATCTACTCATCTTCAAAAGGTTAAAGAAGATAAGAAGAAACTTATAGAGTCATTAACACTTAAAGGTTTGAGTGAGGACAGAGTTAAGAAGGCTCTTATGTCTAACCAAATCTTTGCAAAGATACTAGAAACTGTTGGTGTGGAAGTACCAATGAAGACTAGCCTACGCACAGGTAAAGAAACATTTGCTTTTGCAAAGACAGACAAAGAGTTTACTGCTCTACTAGAACATCCTAACCCAAAGGTTCAAGCACTGGTGGCGGCGAGACTAGGCACGAAGTCTACCATCGAAGAAACTAGGACTGAGAACTTAATAAAGGTTGCAGACAGGGGAGCATTACCTATCATGCTCAACTACTATGGCGCACACACAGGAAGATTTAGTGGTGGAGATAAACTTAACCTACAGAATCTACCTAGAAATGGTGCAATCCGTAAGGCTATTACTGTACCCGAAGGTGATGTGATGATTGCTTGTGACTCGTCACAGATTGAGGCTCGTATGGTTGCTTATATCGCAGGACAAGATGATCTTGTGCAAGCATTCCGTGAGGGTAGAGATGTGTATAGTGAGTTTGCTACTGAAGTCTATGGCAAGAAGGTAACAAAAGATGATAAGATACAAAGGTTTGTAGGTAAAACTTGTATCCTTGGACTCGGGTATGGCATGGGTCATGTAAAGTTTAGAGCCACTCTTGCTCTTGGGCAAGGTGGTATTGCTGTTGATATAGATGAGAACGAGGCAATAAGAATTGTAAACTTATACAGACAGAAGAACCATAACATAGTATCACTATGGAATAAATGTGGTCATGCTCTTACAGGCATGGTCTCGGGTGCATCGGGTAGCATATGTAATCTACTTCCTTATGATAAGGATGGGATAACTTTACCTAATGGATTAAAGATAAAATACCATGCGTTGCGTAATACTTCTGATGGATTTGAATATATATCTGACGCTAGAACTTTCCGTAAACTAACACAGCAAAGACTCTTAACTGGTGAGCAGAGTAAGATAGACTGGACTAGAATATACGGAGGTAAAGTTACAGAGAATGTGGTTCAAGCCTTGGCAAGAATCGTAGTCGCAGAACAGATGGCATCAATCGGGCAGTCATATCATGTTGCATTTCAAGTACATGATGAAGTGATTATCACGACCCGGGAACACGACACGCAACACGCAAGAGAACTCGTTGAGAGAAGGATGTCAACTGCTCCCCGCTGGGCAAAAGACTTACCTGTTGCTTGTGAATCGGGTGTAGGTTATAATTATGGAGACGCAAAATGATAAACGAAAATGATATACCTAAAGAATTACAGGTACTAAAAGATAAAAAAGTAAGAGTGCTTGAGATACTTGGTAAAGTTCAGACTGCTATACAAGAGACAGCTACAGTAGAAGAAGTTCTTGTAATGGTAAAGTTAGATGGTGAGTATGTAAGGTTTTCTAGTATGCTAGATAACAGTACAGAAACCATAGCTATACTTGAGATGCTCAAGCATGATATAATAAGGAGGATGTCTACATGACAAATATATCACACTCATTCTCTGCTATTAAGATGTATGAGAATTGTCCTAAAAGATACTACCATCAAAGGATAACTAAAGAAGTAAAAGACACAGGTAGTGATGCCACTATATATGGTGAGAGAGTACACGAGGCACTTGAACATCGACTAGGTAAACAAGTGGAACTACCTACTGAATCACAATCATATGAACCTCTATGTAAAAGCATAGAGGATATGGGTGGAACTTTACAAGTGGAGCAGAAGCTCACGCTGAATGAAAACCTTACACCAACAACTTGGTGGGAGAAAGACGCATGGCTACGATCCATCCTTGATGTCTTAATTGTATTTGAAGATAAAGCTATCGTCATGGATTGGAAGACAGGTAAACGAAGACCCGACTTTGCACAGCTAGAGATGTTTGCACTACAGGTATTCAGTCACTTCCCCAATATTAAAAAGGTTCAGTCAACCTTTGTATGGCTAAAGGATATGGCAT